CTTCTGAAGAGTAGCACTAGCTGCTGCTGTCTTTTCTGCACTTTCTTGAATTGCGGCGATTGTAGCCTTTTGCTCTTGATCTCGCAGATCCTGGGCTAGGATTACTGCTGTTTGTTCTTCTAGTTTGATTTGCATAGGTACCACGGCAAACTGGTAGTAGAGGAAACCCCCTGCTGCCATGCTTGCTATGATACCCAACAAAATCTTAGACACTTTCTAACCTTACCATCAATCGTTCTGCTCGGTTAGTTACTTGCTTGTGCCAACGTGAGTCTCGTCCTTCAACGGCTGCTGTCGTCCAATCACCTTCGAGTACGGCAGCATTCATCTTCTTGAACTTCGACAAGCGAGTTCGTCCCATATTAAACATCATATTGACAAGTATACCCTGTACTTCGTCTGGTAAGTCGTCAAAAGTCCCCTGTCCGTATAAAGCGTGACACTCTGATATCGCTGTACTGAGGTCGTTGTCAAAACACTCTGCGACTCTTTCTTTGGTGATTGCTGTTCCGGTCGGTTGTCCGTATTCTGGGTCGGTTTTGAGTACAAGATGGCCGACACCAAAGGTTGGATAGCCAAGGTGGTCGTTATAGATTTCATATTTGACTCCTTCGTCTATTTTTAATGTTTCAAATACTTCGCTTTTGTTCACGTATTTCTCCTTTATTTCTTACATACCCATTGCGCTGGCGTATATCGTTATAAACGGCAAGGCTAAACAACTAACTGTTGTAACCACTCCACATAATATGCAAGCGGCCTCATCTCTCTTTCTCACTTTCGTTCTCCATTAGAACTTGGGCAATAGCCCTTTTCGTAGCCTAGTTATAGGGAAGACTACACTCCCTGAATTTTTGCTAATGCTTGTGGCTTCCAGTCGTCCCATCCGCCAACGTGCACATCATCTACAATAATCTGTGGTACTGTCTTTGCGTAAGGAAACCGAGCAGTGAAGTCTTCTACTTCATAGTCCTTTTCTAGTTTTAATACTGTATACTGAAACTCTCTGTCCACCAGTACTAGCTGCTTGCAGGCTCTCTCGGCTTGCACACAAAAATTACAGTTTTCTTTGCTGTAGATTACTACTTTCTTCACACAGACACCTTACGTTTTACTAACTCATTACTGATCTTCTGCTTTAACTTAGGAGCAGTATTTGTATTCTCGAACTTTTCCATCAAAGTGGCAGTAGGAGTTGCGTGCATATAGTAGTGGGTCATGCCTACTTTCTTGCGGTTTTTTCCAATTCGTGCTACTGATTCTTTAAACTTTACTGGCATTTTCTTTCTCCGCTTGGTATTCTGATTTAAGGTAGTTGTATGTTTTTTGGGCCAAAGCCTTGTCTCTTGTGAGCATATAAACGCTATACTTGTCTTCTACTTTGTAGGCAAGCTCTTTATCATCGTTCATATACTCTGTAATTAGTAGTTTATTCTTCATCTAGTTCTATCATCCCATTGTCCACTAGGTGTTCTATAGTAGATTCTATCCCTTCCTGTTTGCCTAGGGCGTGACAAGTTAGGCCACAGCCTATCAAGCAAAAAATAAATACAGCGTATTCTAACATCTTTTCTCCTATTGAACTCGTCTTTGGAAAAACTATTATACGCAAAAACAGGGAACCTGTCAAGACTTAAATACGTTTTCCTTAAAGGTTTTTCTCTTATTTATTGGTGAATTATACTAGATATTCAACCAAAAGTCAAGAATAATTTTTTAGCTACCTTTGAAAAACTTCTTGACAATCAGCCCGCATTTCGCTATAATACTCCCATGAAAAAATATAAAAAGAAACCTTGGACAGACGTAGAGCGCAAGATGCTTGCAGCTCATTACTTTGTCCAAGATATTGAGGCAATGATGAATATGTTGCCAGAACGAACAGAGCAAGCTATTAGAAATCAAGTAGCATATCTAAGGAAAAGAGGAGTTAGGTTTAAACAATAATGGGTTTAATAGAAATCACAATAGTCATAGCCATACTCGCAGTCTGGGTAATACTAGAAAACGGGGATAATGGATGAATGTCAAAGTACGGAACAATAACGTGGAACAAGCATTGCGAATTTTCAAGCGTAAGATCAATGATAGCAACAAACTTTTTGACTACAGAGAAAAAGAAGCATACGAAAAGCCTACCACTAAGCGACAAAAGAAAAAAGCAGCAGCAGCTAATCGAGAGAAAAAGAGACAACAAAAGCTGGCAGAGAACCCTCTTTCCATGAAATAGTTCTTGACAGCTTGCTCAACTAAGCGTATAATTACTTTCTAAACTGGAGAATTAAATGATTAATGTATATACAGAAGGTAAATGCTTAAAAGACTATACTACATTCATTGATGAGTGCATTATGGCTCTTTTTCCTGAAGATGCGCAGTATGACATCTATATTGAAGCTGAGAAGTTTGTTGATGACGACGGTACTCACGCAGGGTTCTGCCTTGGTGATAACAGAGACTGTGTCATCAGCTTAGCTACTCACTGGGTTTACGAAGACGGCGAAGAAGTTGCTTACGAGCCGCACGAGCTTGCATCTAATATTGCACACGAATTAGTACACGCCAAGCAGTTTTGCAAAGAACAGATTAATATGATTGACAACGTGTGGAAGCACAATAACTTAATACTTAACTGTGACGAAGTAGACTACGAAGATCTGCCTTGGGAAGTCGAGGCTTACACTTACGAAGTCTTCCTCACAGACATACTTTGGGAGAACGTATAATGCAAGAAGTATTTGATTTTTCAATGGCTATTTTATTTATTACAGCTTTTGTAGTAGTGGCGTGGGGTATTATTCTTTTCCACATGGATGAACAAGCTGAGTGGGCTGCAAAACGAAATTACGAAAAAATGAATGACAACCTAAAAGAGGCAGATAGAAATGATTCTTCCCGTACTTGAAATGACTCCTCAAGAGATTGTATTGCACAAAGCTCAGTGGATGATGGCTAACTATTATGAGTCACACACCCACACAGATCTAAGAAAGGATGTTCTTGAGTGGTGCAAAGCACACTGCTTTCAGTGGAGATTTGACTTTAAACGCTTTACAGATATTTATGCAGATACTGTAAGATTCGAGTTAGAAGAAGATTTTACAGCATTTAATGAATGGTATAGGGGAAGATGGGATGTTTAAAGACGAAAGGCGGGTGGTAGGAGTACTTGTATTCGTTATTGTTGGAGTCCTGCTAGGAGCTATTATAGCAGGAACTAGTATAACAAACGACTGGAGACTAGACTCGGCAAAAACAGAATGTGCTCAGTTTAATCCAACTAATGGACATTTTGAGTGGTTATCTGAATGAGACGCGGCGAGAAATCTTTAAGAACAAAAGCTCATCAAGAAATATCTATATGCTGTGAAACCTTATGCCAGAAAGAAATTGTGGAAGAGTACATAGCAGAACTTGAGGCTAGAATAGTTGAGCTTGAGCTAGAGATAGAAGATCGTGAATAAGTGGTGGAGAATTTGGGCAAAATCATTAGGAGAGAAAGTAGGTGAAACTGATAAGCAAGCTAACACTATTGCTAGTATTAGGACTGTGTGGTGGTGTACTCATATGGCGACTTGTATCTTTATCATACTTAATGCAATAGCAAACCATGGCTGGGGACTAATTGGATTGTGATGAAAAGACTGTGGACAATATGGAAACACGCACTAGGCGCCTTTGACGAAGAGGATGGCTATGATGTACAGAATGAAGATAGAATCTCGTATATCCGCACGTTTGTTGTATTGTCTAATCTTTTATGTGTATATTTAATTATGGCCAATATTATACTGGGGTGGCTATGAAGCTTAAAAAAGAGTGGGGAGAGTGGTACTGGCTTGATGATGATGGTGTTGTCGTTAGCCCTCGCTTTACAACTAAACAAGAGGCTTGCTACTGGTTAGTAGAGTTTCAAGGAGATACAAAATGACTAAAAGAATAATTGATGGAATGAATACTTTAGGGGAGAATTATATCTTTCGAGATGTGACTAACACAATTAACTTTAATATAGATGATAGTACAGAGAAGTTGCGTTTAGATGAGAAAGGTTTTTATTACAACGGTCAGTTTATTGAAGATGCTGGTATAGCTTACAGTAGATTTATGGAGTGGCTAGACAGCGCTGGAGTCAAACGAGGAGCTACGCCATAGGGATGAAAATGTATCAAGCAAGAATAACCAACGGCTTCCGTCTGTTTGGTAAATACTATGAGAATTTATGGGACTAATAAAACTAAATAAACAAACCCGCAGCGACATAGACTGTTTTGTGTGGTTCTGGACTAGGGAGGGCGAACTGCTTAGCCCTTACTTTCACTCTAATCAAGAAGCCTGCTACTGGCTAGTACAGTACAATTCTGAGTCCTAACTACCTTAGGACCGACCTGAGTATGTCACAAAACTTCTCACCCCTCCTTAAAAAACTTCTTGACAAACCCCCTTTCTTCGCGTATAATACCTTCATAAACTTGAAAAAGAAAGGTATAAATTATGAACGAAGATATGACTTGGTGCCTTGCACCTCACGGTAAATCCTACGAAGTAGCTTCTTGGGTCGTGCAAAACTACAAACGAGATACTTATCCTACTAAAATGCAAGCCATGTGGGTTGATGCATCTCAGCAAATTCTTGATAAACTCGCCGCCCGTAGCTTAATCTATAACGCTATTCAGACTCCTGACGGAACTATACTCGAGTCAAAACATCGTCATGACTACCGATCTCATAATGATGCAAATGGTAAAACTTATGTTATTGATGGCGGCTTAGAATATATCAGAAGCACAATACACGCTGATCAGACCTCTTTAGCGCTTTATGATGACGAAACACACGCAGTACAAGCACATTATCTTACTTGGGGTACCTTCGGTATACGAGGCGACCAACCCCGCAGAGATGTACGTATCGCTGAGATGGAGACCACACACCTTGAGGCTGTACTGAGAGAGTGCTACCCTACCGAGATACTGAAGAAATGTATGCAAAAAGAATTGGAGACAAGAAATGACACTACCGTATGAGCGCCGATGGGCTGTACTGAACACTAAACAATTTTTGTTAGACATCGGTATGAACGAGAGCTTACCCGAAGAGGTACGCAAAGAAGCCTGGAGAAACCTTAAACATTATCCAGATGAGTACTACATGGAAGAAGCAAGAAAAGCAGCACCTGAAATATTTGGCAACTGGGAGGATATGAACCATGATTGATGAAGGAAGAGAAGACTATATGTTTGCAGACTGCCCCGATAACTGGGTAGTATTAGAAATAATGAACGATACTAAAAATCCTCTCTACAAAGTATTGGCGGGCTGGAGCGGTGGATACTTAGACGGAGACAACTGGAAACTAAACAGCGGCATTGTCAAGGTTCGTGAGCTTGCTGATTCTTGGGTTTTCGTAGGCTATAGTGGTAGCGAATATGTTTGCGACAAAGAACAGTACAAACTCAGAATGAACAACGCAGGGATCTATGAACAGCTTTTAGTAGCTTATCCGAATACTATTCGCATGATGCCTGAAGACACAGACTGGTCTACTTTGTTAGGAGATACGGTAGACGAGGGTCTTACTGACTACGATGGAGTTACTCGTATTGAAGTAATTGACCAGAGTGGCAGAGCTTGGATTACTAACATCGCTGAAGGTGTTACAGTATCCTTACAGGACGATAATCGTACTCTCAAGTTGTTTGTTAGATGATTACATACAGCACCAACTGGATGGGACCTGTTTCTACTCGTTGGTATGAGGAAAGGGACGTACCGTTTGTATTGAAGAAAACATCAGGGAAGATATTACCAGCAGTAGAGTATAAAGACTTTTTAGAAAGCTATTCTTGTGGTCGTATCGACATCTATGGACTTGATGAAGACGCATATTGGTGTGGTAAATCCGAATATAGTGTTGCTCCTATGCGTACTGAAGACTGGAATGACTTTAGTGAGTGGCTTGATAAAATTGAGTGCAAGGTGCAGATTAGGTATGATACACTGATACACATGTTTGAAACTACACATAAGAGAAAGATTCGGTGGGCAGATTGATCTACCTTCGAATTTTATTATTAATATGGCTGGCTTTCTCAGTCAAGTTGGACGACGACCTCTACGGAGTAAGATACAGTATGAACTCACTAGCCGAGCAGAAAAGGGTGGTAACACTATGAAAGTATGGATGACGAAAAATAAAAACTTTGTAAAAATAGATAAGTGGGATACTTGGTCTATGGATGCAACGCTGGCACATATTGTTGTGCCGATGCTAAAGCAGCTTAAAAAGGACACTCATGGTGCTCCTATGGTTGCCTTTGAGGATCGTCCTGACGAGCTGATCGGAACTATTCCTCGGAAGGACAAGTGGGAAACTGATGAGTTTCACTTTCAAGCATGGGATTGGGCACTAGACGAGATGATCTGGGCTTTTAGCTCTAAGTTGGACGAGGAAGGTTGGGAACATCAGTTCTTCTCTGGAGAGTCTGATTGGATCTTTGAACCCGGCCCTGGTGGTAGCAGTTATATGGTAGAGGGGCCAAACCATACACTAGAAATGGACAAAGAAGGTATGAAAGTGTACCAAGAACGCATCAGCAATGGCTTTAGACTATTTGGGAAATACTATGAAAACCTCTGGGATTAACGAAACCTCTCCCTGTGTTGGTACTTGTCTTTATGACCCCGCAGACGGGTTATGTCTAGGATGTAAGAGAAGTCCTAGCGAGATTACCAAGTGGAGTGAAATGACTAACGAAGAAAAAAGAAAAGTAAAGGAGAGAATACATGAGCAACGCAACGCACGGTGGTAAGGGCGACAGAGATCGTACAGATAGATCTAAGTTTGAGAATAACTGGGATAAGGTTTTTGGAAGAAAAGAAGAAGAAGAAGACGAGATGTTGCTAACCATACCGCTTTTTGATGATGTGCTAGAAGAGATTGACACTACGAAAAACTTTGCTCGAAAGATGAAAGAGTGGAATATGATGTACAATTGTCTTCAAAATATCCATCTTTACGAATATCCGATAGAGGAAGTTAAAGAACTTCTGAAACAAATAAAAGTTTCTTGACAAGGAAGTTAAACGGGCGTATAATATACGCATAAACCAAATAAAACTAAGGAAGTAAAATGCAAGATGTATCAAATTTTGAGAAGGTAGGTGACTTTATGGAGGCTTTCGGTCAGGAAGTACTATATATGCCCACTCTGCCAGACTTTAACCTCGCGGCTCTACGCCTCGATCTAATTGAAGAAGAAGTACAGGAGTTACGTGATGGACTTGGAAGAAGTAGTTTACTTGAAGTTGCAGATGCACTTACAGACATACTCTACGTTGTATACGGAGCTGGTCACGCCTTTGGCATTGATCTTGACGATTGTTTCGGCGAAGTTCATCGCTCTAACATGACCAAACTTGGTGAGGACGGACGCCCAATGTACCGTGACGATGGCAAAGTAATGAAAGGCCCGAACTACGAAGAGCCTGATCTTACGCCCTTTGTGGAATAGTAATGACTCCGAACCAATTAGATCAAATTAAGAAGGAGCAGCGCAGGTCTGAAGCAGAGGCGTTGCGCACCCGCAGCGAGTACAAGGACGTAGTAGAGGCACTGGATAAGGTCTTTGAGATACTGCCAGAAGAGCTTCATGACTTCGCTAAGTTTGGAGAGATTGCTTTAGCACATGAGCTAGGGCATACTCTCGTCAAGGGAGACAAAGGAGCTGATGCTATGGATGCAGAGGGTAAACTCTACGAATACA